GTTAGTAATTGTTTGGCTATTTAATGAAACTGAACCTGTTGGTGCAGCCATTTGATCTAATCTATTTGTCCTAACACCTGCATCAAAATCACTTATTTTTGTATGAGCTAATGAAGGTACATCAGCAGCTACCATAGCCCTGAATGTTGCAGCACCATCACTACCATTAGGTGCAGCTAAAAATGTATTTTGTGTCCTACTTGTAAATAAATCAGCAAAACTACCACTTCCACCAATCGCTTCAATACTTGTAGCAGATCCACCTGCTCCACCCGTTCCAATACCGACAAAGAGTTTCTTACTGCCTTCTGCAAAGGCTAACTCAGCATTTTCTAAACTCCCTGGTGCTGAAGATCCTGTAGATCTTTTAATTCTAATTGTATTAGCCATCAGAAATTACCTCCATCGACAAGTGTAAGTTTGGTAGTTGTTGCATCTGCTTTAAATTTAGCAGAAGTTGAGTCGTAGTAAACAACAGAGCCATCAACTTTGGCTGTTTCATCTAAATCTAGACCCTTTGGCCCTGCTGGGCCGCGAGTTGCCACTGTAACAACAGTACTATCACCTTCATTAACTGTAACAGTATTTTTTGTAGTGGTGATGTTTACTGAAGTCATGCAGTGTAGCCCTCACTCATAGTTATATTACCTTCTAAATAATACTCTTTTAATCCGTTTGTATCTGTAAGTAATACATCATATTTTAAAAGTTCTGGAGAGAAAGTAGAAGTTTGCGTATCTGTAAGTGCTAAATCTATCGTTCCAGATGTTCTATTTGTATAGGTAACACCAAAATCAGCATATTTTGTGGTGCGAGTTTCTTCCCAAACTTGTGCCTCTACAGTGTATCCTGTTAAATCTATTGCAGCATCATTTGAATCTTTAAAAACAAGTTGAATATTATGATCTGACCTTCTTTGAACAGTCATATTATATGTACCAGGAGTTATTGCCATTAGCTGTAAGGTGATGTCCCTAGTATATCAGTTTTCCATTGTGCTTTTAATGCGTCAGTATCATTAGCAGCAGCAATTCCAGAGTCAGCAGGGGCATCTCTTAGTGCTTGTTTTTTAGCAACAATATCTGTAGTACTAGCACCTGTTTCTAATGCTTTTTGAAACTCAATGTCAAGTTCTGCAAGTTTTGGTACTCTTGCAATTCTTATATTTGTTTTATGAATTTCTTTAGCTTTCGCCATATCTATTCCAAATCCCATAATTTACTCCGTATAAGTCCAAGCATCTCTAAAACTCCTATCAGTAGGAACTACAGATTTATTAACAGTATATACTGTCTTTCCGCTAGGGCAATCTTTGGCTTTAATTTCATCTAAAGTTAAACCACAATTATCTGATGGAGAAACAATAGAAATACTGCCATCATCATTTTCATAAATGAATCTGTAATCAGAATTAGCCATAAGTTTTTTCTTTTAGTATATCAAAAGTTGTCAAGATTAAGCTGCAAAAAATACTGCTGAAGTTATAGCCGTATCTTGTAGTACATCAGTTTTATTTCTAATTTTTAACTGAAATTGAGTAGTTGTTTTTCCTGTTGTCCCCTCTCCACCTATCATCCTACCATTACCACTTGAACCCCTGCTATATCCCAAAGCCCAAGCATAGTTAACATTGGCAAAGGCTGTTGCAAAATTTATTGTAAAATTTCCTGTTGCGTTATCAGTTACAGAACTCACACCAAAATCAGCGAACTTAGCTCCATCCGGCCCAAAAATTACCCATGCTTTAGCTCTTCCTTTTTGGATTTGTTCTGGTGTTGAACCATTGTTGCCAGAAGGATCTAGAACATTCGTGACATTTAAATCTGTAGCTTGTAAATTAGTAGCTACTAATGTTGTTAGTCCATTAATTGTTGTGGCAGTAGCACCTAAATTAATAGCTGTATTACCAACTGTTACAGATGAATTAGCTAAACTACTGTTTCCTATTGAAGATAAAGATGTAAAGCTTAAAACTCCACTTCCGTTTGTTGTTAAAAATTGTCCATTACTACCATCTGCTGTTGGCAAAGTAAGAGTAAAGCTATTATTTATAGTTGTATCTGCTCTTAATCCAATGTAGTGTGAACTATCGTTATCTCCGAATCTGATTTGTCTTTGATTATTAAAAGTAATACCATTATCATCAAAAAAGAATCGTTCAGTTCCAGCAGCACTTACACCAATTTTGTCAGCAGATTTTCTGAAAAATCCAGTATCGGAGTCCCCATCAAAACATAAAGCAGGGCTACCAGCACTATTTGAATCATCTATAAAAAGTTGACCTGTTAAAGGAAAACTTGAGCCAGCAGATCTAGGAACTAAGCCTAAATAGTCTTGATCTATATTTCCTATAATTGAAAAATTAGTATTATTTGCATTTCTTACTTTTAAAGTGTTTGGCTGTAATAAAAAAGTCATGCCAGCAACACACTTAGTTGCAGCTAAATCAGAACTCTCAGCACTTTGTCCCTGCAAAGCTTTAAATGCAGTTTCTATATCTTGTCTGACATTAAGACCAGACGCATTTTCAATATTGAAATTTGATACAGATAAACCCATAGCTAATTACTTTTTTCCTCCATGTTACCCTCCTTTGCCGAAACCAACAGCAGTATAAGTAAAATCTCTGCTTATATTAGCACCACTTGAGTTTTTAAAATGGACTATAAATTGCGTTCCAGTGATATCGTTATCGTTTAACTCATAAAAGTCTCCTGTTGCCATGTTTTGAGGAGAAATATTAACAGATGGTTTTGGAATACCTGTGATACTAGATGTACCAACAAAGAAAGGTGCTGCAAAAGTAACTGTTTTTGCTCCTAATCCAGATGTAATTTTGCTCGATTGTTCAGTTCTTGATAGCATACTTGCTGTATATCCTAATTGCTGTATAAGCATATTCTGTCCAGAGTCACCTGTTTCTAAAGTAGCTTTAAATTGAAACCCTCTTCCCTTAAATGTACCATTAGTTAAATCATTAAAAGTTGAATATGTAGGAGAGCTATTTGGATTATCACTGGTAGTCCTTACTGATAATTTTGCATTTGCACTTTCAGCAGCAGCACCATCCCAATCAGGCCAATCGTTAACTAAACCTGTTCTGTCATCGAATAAACCAGTAGGAAAAAAACCAGCACCCTGAAAATGTCTTTTTAATGAAAGCGAAAAAACACCTCCTAAATCTAAAGTATCTTTAAAATCGTATGTACCTCTTAATCCTCGATCAACAGAAACATTACCTGTATGTATAAATTCTTCTTTTAAAATTTCTTTTGCTGTAATTACAAAAACATTTGAATTTGTAACACTAGTAATAAAAAATTTTCCATCCACTGCATCTCCAGAAGTAAAAGTAAAATTTAAAAATTCTCCTTGAGATAATCCATGTGAATTTATAGTACAGGTTATAGTTGTAGAATTTGTTGCCTGACTATATGTTCCAGATATAACTGCTGTAGGGTCAGTAAGTATTAAGCCACCACGATCACTACTATATTGAGTATTAATAAATAAACTACTCGTAGTGTTATTAAATGGAGGGCTGTCATCATCTTCTCTATCCTCTTTTACAGTTATAGATTCGCCAACATTAACAAGAGATAAATTTACACTTGCTGCATTAACACTAAAAACACCACTATCATCTTGAAACTTGAGTAAATAAGTACCAGCTAAAGCAGGGGCTATAACTTCAGTAGCGTTACCAGCAACAGCCTCAATAACATCTTGAGCAGATTGAAATGTAGCTCCTCCTCCTATTTGGTTTGTATGCCTAACGTAAACTAGACCCCCATGAAGAACGTCAACAGCCGTTGCCTGTGTAAATTTTAATCTAACAAACTGTTCATTGATAGGCTCAAGACTTAAACCAGAAACATCTTCTGGCTCACCAAATTTACCTTCAGCATCTATTTCCCCTGCGGTAAATTCTGTTGACAATACAAGTGCAGAATTATATGAACGTACTTCAAACTCATATAGACCAACTTGACTATCTAAAATTTCAAAAACACTACTTTGTACATCTACCGAAATAAAATTACCATTATCATATCTATAATTTACTTGATATTGAGCAACTCCTTTCTCAGGTTGCCAAGTAACAAAGAGTTTACTATGAGCAACATTATTAATAACAACTTGTTTTTCTACAATTTTTAAATTACTCGGTGGTGATACTGGATCATTTAATGTTGTTATTTTTCTTTCTAGTAACGGTTCGCCAGTTTCTATAAAATCATATTTTCCGTCAATGTAAGTTATTGCCGTAATTGCGTAGTAAATTCCATCTTTTTCTTCAACATTTAATACACGGAATTGCTGCGTCTGCAATGTTGTGCTTGATATTACATAAGGTGAATTTGCAAGTGGTGCTGACGATAAAGCTGAATCTAATGTTAAAACTCCTGATGAGTTGCCTGTTATTGTTTTACTTTCAACAGTTCCATCAGAAAGAATAACTGAAATAGTAGGGGGATTAGGAGAACCCGGTGCTGAGTTAATATTTCCATTAGAATCTGTAGTCGTTAATGTTGTAGAACTTTCTGCATCAATCGTAATAGATGTAGTAGTAGCAGCTACTACACGACCACCTCTTCTACGCCCAGAACGGACAGGGTCATTAATATCTATTACAGTGCCAGGTCGAACAACTACCCCAGCATCTATTGAAGTACTAAAAGTTACAACTTCTGATTGCTGTTCCTCTGCAAACATCATTGCACGACCTAATCTTGCAGCTTGACCACGACTTGTACAAGCAAATGCTTTCACTTTTTTAATAGTAGTTCCTAATTTTTCTCTTCTTGCTTGATCTTCAGCACTATTGCTATCTCCAACAACCTCAAAATCAACTTCTGATGAATCCATATTTAAATAGCTTACTGAAAATATTGCGTGTCTCTGTTTTAAACTACTACCAGAGTAAGAAAACCCTTCTTCAGTAACATTTGATGAATTAAATAAGTAACCGGCTGTCGCTGGTTTATCTTGAGATATACTTACGCTACCAGCACTCCAAATAGGCATACACCTCATTACTCCAGAAAGTTCATTTATGACATTAAATGCTTGTTTAGGACTTTGAATATTAACATTACAACTAAATCTTGGTTCTTTAATACCAGTATTTGTAAGATTATCTATAAGAGCATTAGCATATTTACTAGCAGCTACATAACTAAATAAATCTAAATTTTGATATAAATCGGTATCACTAGGATTATCAAGATCAAAATTAGGTGAGATTTCATCCCCAAATCCATATCTTTTGTTTGTAAGTAAATCAAGCAATATCATGGCAGGGCAAGATGTCCATTGAGCAGCACCCATAACTCCGTTAAAAATATAACCATCTGGATAGTGTATGAAACCAAAACTACTGACAGTGCCAAGTCCTAATGCAGTTGCTTGAGCCTGATTTGTGACAACAGTTGGAGTACCAGAATTGTTAGCCCCTGCACCGGGTATTCTTACTTTAATTCCTCTAATTTTATATTTCCTTCTAGGAATACGATTAAATTCTTTACTATCAAAACGTAAACCAACATAAGCACTATCTGGATAAGTATTAGATACATCAAAAACCTCTTGATAACTTGTAAACTCAAACTTATTTTGTTTTCTTGTATTGGGACTATCATTCGTTTTACGAATAACCCTTATATCAAATGAACTTGAATAAGAGCCTAATTTTATCCTGTGATCTCTTGCATAGGGATCAGCAGATCTTCCTTTAACTTTCGCTACTCCATCATCACCTCCAATTTTATCTACATAATCACCACCATCAAGTCTTATCTGTATTCTATATTCCACTTCACTGCCTACAATATCACCATTTTTTTTAAAAATTTGTAATGCCGGCCAAGTTAGTGTAACAATAACAGCATCAACATTAAGAGTAGTACTGCTTCTAGTAACTGGACTGCCCTTTTCTACAATTACTCCAACCCCTACAGGTGTTCTACTTTCATCTATATTTTCTATACCACTCATGGCAGTTTGATTTGATGTCCCAAATTTTGATTGAAACCCAATATCTTTAAAATTAAAAAATTTGTTCTCAGGATCACTACTATTAGCTTTCGCATCTAATATTGGAGTATTGTCAAGGAATAGATCTTTTAAACTTGCATTGTCGTATGCGGTTGTTCCTTTTGTATGTCCTTCTTTTGATGCGGTGGCAAAACCTTCAATCTCACCCTCTGAAATTAAATCTTGAATTGTCGCAAAGCTTCTACTATGTAAATTATCTGGCTTTGTCTTTGGTGGATCAGGTTGACCACCTCCAAAGAAAGCACCTCTTATAGTTTTATTTTTATTGCTCATTCGTCTACTTGGTTGGTATCAATGGCAGCAGAAATCACGACCGATCCGGTAAATATTTCTCCATATACAATCGGGACTGGCGTTCCGGCGCGGCTGGTATTTTGAATCCCAGAAAAACTAAAAGATAAACGAGGATCTTCTTCCGCATCAAAATCATTCATGTCTGGCATTGGAAATAACATTTCACTAACACCACCAAGAACAAGTGCAGCACCAATTCCAAAAGTTATTTTTGCACCAAGACCAATTGTCGCCCCTTGAGCAAAAGTCATAGGAGCAGCAAAAAAACCACCCACACCAAAAGATAATCCTATTAAAGCAGCCCCAACTAATATTCTTCCAATACTTCCCCTTCCTGATATTACTGGAACAAAATGTATATCTTCTTGACCTATTGGATAAGATATTTCTTCTTCGCTAATAGCATAATTACCAATTTTTACCTGATAATATTTAGGACTCATATAAGATTCTACTTCTGGAAAATTATGTATTAAAAAGCTAACAGCTTGTGCAACATTTGCAACGCAAACCTCAAATTCTTTATGACCAATAAATTCTGCAAGTTGTCCATATAATTTTATTTTACGCAGCATAACGATACCTACCTCCTGTACATTTAAACAGCCATTCAGAATAAGGTTCTATACAAGATATTCTATCGCTTAAATGATGTAAAACATCACCATTTAAGAAAATTGCCACATGATTTAAACCACTACTTTGAATAGACATGAATAACAAATCTCCATTTTCAGCTTTTTCATCTGGTCTAAGCTTTCTAAAACCTGTTTCTGAAGCACACCTTTCAAACATAGGGTCTTTATTAAAATCTTCAAATGAAAGAGGTCTTTCCCAATCTTTAAGTTCTATTTTTTTTTCTTCTTTATACCAATCCCTTACTAAACTCCAACAATCAGTTATGCCCCATACCCACTGACGGCCTAATAAGGGTGCTTCATATCCACAAGGTTCTAAGTAACCCCATTCTTCTGTTTTTGGATTAACAATATACCAAGGAAGGTTACTATTTTCACAACTTATTACATCTGCCTGACTTGCTGTAGGAGGAGTAACTGGATGACTATGTACAATAGCTATTATTTCTCCTATATTATCTGCTTTTACATAATCTTCTGGATCAATAATAAACTCTTGAAAACTACTTACTGATAAATTTTTACAAGGATAATATCTTTCCTTTCCTCGCACGTTTAACAATAAACCACAAGACTCTTTTGGATCTTGTTCTTTTGCATGATCCAAAGCATTGTCTTTCCAGTTCATGAGCCAAAAGTACCAATAGCAGGGAATTCAGCCCTAGTGCATTGACGTTTTGGACAAGTAATACCAGCAAGATCAAGTGCTGATGCTAATTCAAATTCAACTATTTCTCTTGTTTCTGTTGCTTTACGATCTATTGAATATATTTCTTTTGGAAATTCAACTGTAGGATCTGGAGTTCCGTATGGATTTGTATTATTTACAAAATTTGATGCATCAAGATATTTAGCTAGAGTTCTAATTCTTGTTACAGTTGCACCTGTAAGATCATTTCCAACTGTTGTTTCATTAACACTCAAAAGAATTGCAGATATCAGTCCAGTAACATTGCTTACGGTAAGTTTTGGTCTTGGAAGTTTGCCATTTTGAAAAGCAAAACCATTGATTTGTATTGGAAATCTTAAATATTCATTACCAGCCCAAATTATTTTTCCATTTGCGTTCATATTACTTCCAGAATGAAATCTGTAAATAGTATTGGCTCCATGCAAAGTATTATCTAATTGCAATGTGAACAATTCAATTATTGCGCTTGGATTTATAGGTTGTAAATCGCTAAATGTGCTGCTAAATGAAACGTATTGAACATTATTATCATAAACATTATCTCCAATCGTATTTACCCAAGCTGGTTCAGAAGATCCTGTAGTTCCAGCTACAGTAACCTTAAAAAGTATACCATTATTACCTGACGTAGGTGCAATTACAGCCCCACTAGATAACGCAGTATTAGCACTCCAAGTAGTAGCCATTATGTCGCTGGTTCAAATACTTGAGTAAAGGTTGCCTGTATTGTTGCTCTTTGCGGATATTCCATGCTTTTACTCCAATCAGTACATTTAAATTGTTTAGCACCCGATAAAGTAATAGAAACATTACCGCTATTAGTAGCACTAGAAGCAGCAGTGACAGTGAAAACATTTGAATCAGTTACAGAAGCTACAAGAAACGTGCCATTAGTTGCAGATCCAGATGTGTAATTAATAGTAAGTTTATCTCCTAAAGCTACACCATGACTTGTGATAGTAATTGTTACTGAAGTACCTGATTGAGAGTAGGTTCCTGTCTTTGTAAAACCTTCTCCTAGCGGAGTAAAAGTAAAACTGTTACTATCCTTTGCACGACTATCAAGAAACCCTTCTATAGTATCTGCCTCAGTTTCTGAAATATTTTTCCAAACTAAGTTATACACTTTTGGATTTTGATTAAGACCAAATAATAATCTATGTTCATAACCATCTCCAAAGGCTACGGTTCTTGTTTTTGGCTTTGATGTTTTCCTTACTGGAAAACTAGGTTGTATGTTTGGAAAAGTTGCCATTATGCAAGAATACCTCCCGGTCTTTTTTGTTCAATAAGTTGTGCTTGTATTGCAGTTGCAATAACTTCTCCAAGCTTACGACCAGCACTCTCATCTCCCTCTACAGAACTGCCAGACGCATCAACATTTACATTTATATTAGCTGCTCCTCCACCTTGAGCAATAACTCCTAACTTACCTCCACGACCTCGTTTCAGCGGCATTATTGCTTCTGGGCCGGCTTCTCCCATGATGCCTAGATTTGATCCTCCGTATTTAAAATATGTTGGTGAATGAACAACACCACCTTTACGGTATGGAACAACACCATTAGCTGCAAATGCGTTTCCTTTAGCATTTTCTAAAAATGGGAAAATAGCTCCCATTAATGGTTTGATAATTGCTTGCCTGATAGCAATCCTCGCCATATCAGCCAATATAGAATTTGCTAATTCAGTGAAATTTAATTTTCCTGTCATTACAAAATTAACTAAAGCATCCTCCATTCCTTTAAATGCATCACTGACGACTTTACCAGTTTCTTCTGCAAAGCTTTTTATGGTATCGTAATATTGTTTTACCCCTTGCTGTATACCATTTAATTTTGCATCCCCACTACCATCCCCACTACCATCCCCATCATCACCAGCACCACCTTGAGCATTTATACTACCTCTATATGCAGCAAAAGAAGTGTCACCTGTTAGTAGTGACATTTCTTCTATCATTTTTCTTCTAATATTTCTAGTTACATCAGACAAATTCATATCAAAAACTTTTTCATAATTAGAGAACATATCAAAAGTAAAGCTATTTAATTCATCGAATGTCTTACCAACGCTCTCTTGATAAAATTGTTTTTTACGTTCCCTTACACCTAAAAAATCTGGAAGAGGATTAGCATCTAACAAACTAGAAAGCTTAGTTGCAGCCTCTTGTGTAAAAATTGTTTGTCCAATATCTTTAACAGCTTTATTTTTTGCTTGTGTATTAATTTTTTGTCTTTCATTTTTTGTAAGAGACAACATATCTATTAATTTTCTTTCTTTAGCAATTCCATCTACCATTTTTCTTATTTCTTTAATAATCCTTCCAAATTGCTTAACTATCCCATCTGCAAGCGTTTGAAATTGCATACCTATTGGTCTTAAAATTGCACCTAAATCATCATTTAATTCTTCTAAAGATGTTTTTAACCTATCGCCAGCAGCTTCTGGGCCAGCAGCAAGAATTTCTGCATTAACTCCATATGTTGCAAATAATTTTTTTGCAAACACCATAAAATCATCGAGAGTTACTTTACCTTGCTCTAATGCTTTATCTAATTCTGCTGGAGTTAAACGCATAGAATCAGCAAACAAAGTAAATGCGCCGGGTAATCTTTCACCCAATTGTTGTCTCAATTCTTCTGCCGATACTTTGCCTTTTGAGAATACCTGTGCAGTCGCTCTCATCGCTGATTTCATATCCTCTAGAGATCCACCAGTACCTCTAATACCAGCAGCAATTGCTCTGAATACCTCTTCCGCATCCTCTACAGATTTACCAGCACCAACGACAGATGCAGTTAAAGATGTGAATTGTCTGGTTATAACGCTTTGTGGAATCGCTAATTTTCTAGAAGTTTTTAACAAAAACTCTTGTGATTTATTAAATTGTTGTGTATCTCCTATAACAAGCTTTAATGCTTTACGCTGCAAAGCTAATTGTGCTGAAAACTCTGTTATTGATGAAAGTTGCTGTCTTACCATTCCTACTTGCGCACCAACAGCAGCACCAACAGCAGCACCAGCAGGGCCACCCATAGAAAGACCAATCGCACCACCAACTGCACCCTCTGGGCCTCCAAAAATACCACCGGCAGCAATAGCACCAGCACCTTTAGCAAGGTTTTTTAATCTACCTTTTAATCCACCAGCACCACCACCAGCAGATGCTCGTTTCATCCTTTGATCTAACAATGATATATCTCTTGTAAGTTCTTTAAATTCTCTTCCAGTAACGTCTGCCATGTTGCGCAAACCTTGCAAAGCAACTTTTTGTGCTTGCATACTATTAATACTGTTTCCTGTGGCCTGATTAACACTTAGAAGTTGTCTTTTAACATTCAATAATTCTTTTCTACTTAAAGCAGAAAAATTTCTTTTTAATAAACCAGTTTCTCTTCCTAACCTTTTAAATGCCCTCTCGACATTAGAACCGCCTTTAGCTTGAAACTGTACACCAACTACTGTTACGGTATCCGCCATGTTATTTACTTTCCTTATTTAATTCTTTCAATGCAGTAGCTTCCATAATTTGGATCTCTTCTAAAATTTTAGAGCGTTCTGTAATATTGTAAAGGTCAAACAGACCTCCCTGCATTAAAAGTATCTCATACTTTAATCCTACTAAACCACCAAAAGAAGTAGTCCATTGTGTCTGCATATTACAGAAAATCATCAAAGCATCCCAATTATCGTCTAAGACTTCAAAATGTTCTTCTTTCTTATTTTCTTGCGGCAGTTCTAGACCAAATGCTTTTGCATCATCTTGTGTTTGATCAATTACTTCTTTTCCAGAATTCAACCAATAAAGAACTGCCTCTTTTAGTTTTTTACTTTTTCATCGATAAGCGATGCAGTATATGAAGTAGAAACTGCTTTTAACCAGTAAGAATCTTCCATCATATCTTTTAAATTTTGATTATTAAAAGGTATATCCTCACCATCTTCTTCTTTCATCTGCTCCCATCCTACAAGCATCATTTTCATCATTTCAAATTCTGTTTTTTCTTCAACTGCTTTTTGATACTCGCTTACTTTTAATCTTTTGAAAACAGCAATAAATTCACTCTCATCAAAAACACCAGCATCAGTAGCGCTTGGTTCACGAACAACAACAGGCCATTTGAATGTTTTGTTCTTTTTTCTTACAAAAGCCATAAAGTGTAGAAATAAATATACTTCTACACTCTAGCGGCAAAATGAACATTCGTTAAGTATATACAAGCGTAAACTCATCATTACCAGATGTGCTTGGTACTAATGTGTATGGAATCTCTAGACTTGCAATACCATCAATATCGCCATAATTAACATCTCCTATGTCAACTTTAGTTGATGCGAATTGAACAATGTTTCCAGCAGCAGTTCCATGAGTAAACTGCAAATTGCCTAAAGAAGTATCAGTTAGAGCAGCAGCAAAGAAATCTTTTTGTGCAAGTGTTGGTGCTTGTATAGTTACAGAGCCAGAAGCCTGTCTGTCAACTAAAAGCACTTGTTTTGTACCTCCAACAAGCTCTTGATAGATCAATTCATTTCCTAAATCAAAACTTACAGATTGCAATGCACCAGCATATGACAATAGCTGGAAACTAGTTGTATTACCGTTTTTAAAGATAAGAGGCTCATCTTGATTTCCGTAAGAAACTGTAGGTAACGCACTATCATCAGGAGCTACATAAATGCCCTGCATAGTGAAATTTAGAACAGGAATTTGCCCTACCTCGGCTGTTAATTCTACGGTTCCTCTTGCCCCGGTCACTTTATGCCTGACACCATCTATGTTGTAGTGAATAGTAACGCTAGAAAAAGAACTTGATACAGGAGCGTAAGTAACGCTAGTTCCCGAACTAATTGTCTCCGACATTCCACACGCTTTAAGGGCATCTCCATATCTAGGCGCTGTCCCGGCTGCTCCAGATCCGGATAGCTCTACAGCAAATGTGCATTCAACTCTAGTATTAGCTAAAAGCTGCTCAGATGCTCCTAAATATGGTCTTATAAGTTCTCTACTTACAACATCACTTGATTGTGGTGTTATTGAAAGATCCCTTACCAGAACAGCGTCAGCAGCAACTAAAGTTGGATCAGTTCCGTAGCTGCCTTCGGCCTCGATTAGAATTACTCTTTTTCTTGTCAGCAATGCCATCAGTTTTTACCTCAATTGGGTTCTCAGGTGGATTAGTTTGTTGGATTAGTGTAACCTCTCCTGTTTCTGGGTCGAGAAGAAAAGTTCCACCTTCACCTTGGTGTTCATTAATCATAATAATCGGTCAGGGTTGTTAGGGTTCATATAACTTTTAAATTATGTAGTTAAACTGTTATATGCAGTTCGATAAGAAATATCGAACTCACAAGATATTACCCCTGCTGGTTGATCTGCTTCTAATATTTCAAAACTAGTTGTTGATGGCCTTACGTCAAGAGCCAATCCACCTACAGATGGATCATTTAAAACTTTAGTATGTAAACTTTCTATAGTAGGATCTGCAATTTGATCAGGAGTAGTTCCTCTCACTACAACCGAAACTCTTATCTTAAATTCCCAGTTAACTTTGTCGTTAAATGACTGAGTATCTTCTGGGGTATCACTAATAGGCTCAATAATAATAGCTGGAGTTTCTGACCTTGTTAGAGCCTCTACTCTAGACCTATAAATTCTTGTTCCTACTCCGGTTGTATTTGCAAGACTTGTTTTTATAGCGGCTAATATTCGCTCTCTTTTAGTTGCCATATTAAACCTTTTGTAATGATATTTTACTTAATGTACCATCATCAACTTTTCTAACATTTCTTACTTTGTATTTAACATTGCTTACTTTTATTTCTGTATCAAAAGCTAAAGTTCCAAGATCACTAGTTTTAACTGTTAATTCATAATCAGTCGTAAGAACTACACCATCAGCAATAACTTCATCTGGCTGCTCAAATATACCTTTATAAATAACGCCCTCATGTATAACCTCGGAAGAAAAATCCGAAAAAAATGTATTTATATCTTCTGTAAATGGCATGAGAAAAAAAGCCCTCGATTGAGGGCTAACCTTTTAACTATACTTTTTAACACCAACTAGGTTGATGCTGAAAGTAAATGTTGGTGATGATCCACCGATTGTTTGTACAATCTTGATATAACGCTTAGAAGTGTCTTTGTTAATAACAAGTGTTTGCATTGATGCAGAACCTGTAACTTGTGTAAAAGTAGCTCCTGAGAGGTCTGTATAAGTACCACTACTTGCGTCAGATTCAGTTAATTTAACGTCTAATGTTGGGCTTGAGCCACCACCAGCAGCAGAATCTAATATAAGCAATACATCTCCGTCAAATTCGAGAAGATCTATAGCACTAGATGTAGCTGTAGAAGTAACAGCAGCAGTCGCAACACCAGCAGTAATTGTTAACTTGTCTAAGTTTTGTTGTAAAACAGACATTTTAAGATTCCTCCTGTTAAGAAATATACGCCTCTAATTCTGCAATTAGAGTAGTTTTGTTTTGT